CTATTATAGTATAGCCCGACCAATTCAATACGGCAGGTGCGGGTGGAGCTGGTGGTGGGTATTGTGACATTACTGCCAATGTACCTCCTGCTCCCATCAGATGTAATTTAGCTACATTTACAAATGGATTAATTAACATATTTGTTCCAAAACTAAATACAATAGTTGGTGGAATAAAATGTATATTTGGTATATTTGGTATTTTATCTTTAATTAAATCATATGCCATAGCCAATAGTTCTTCTTTTGTTGGCGTTGCATCATCTATCATTTTTTGTAATTCTTCTTTAGTAGGTATTGTTGGTATACTAATACCCGGTAGTTGTATATCAGGCACTACTCCATCTATTGTATCTTTTACAAATTTCTTTATTTCGTCTTTAGTTGGTTTTGGGCTTGGAATACTATTGGCTAATTCTACTGCCGTAGTAACTGCTGCTATTATGGGTGCTAATATCGTTGCTTCAATTGGTATTATTAATTGTTTCTTTAATTCTTCAACTGCTACTTCAATTAATTTATTTTTAGCTTTTTCAATTATCTCTTTCTTTTTAGGTAGTTCTGGAAATGGAAATTTAATAGATTTTTTTATTTGTGCACCAATTGATGGTTTCTTCTTTTTAGCTTGTTTAACTTTTTGAATAATTGTTTTTCCAGCTTTAATTGCGGGATGTTGAGCTATCTTTATATCAACTGGTTCTTTTTTTAATATTTTTTGAATAGTTTCATAAACCTTTACATCTCCAATCGGTGGTATATTAATAGTTTGTTCTTTTAATTTATCTTCAACTGCTTTTAAAGCCTCAACTTCAGCTTTATGAAGTGCTGCTGAAATTGCCATTGGGATTGGATTTGGTCCTATGTTCATAATAGTTCCTGGCGCAGGTGGAGTGGATGGCCAACCACCTGGTTTTAATAGAGGGTTTGGTATTGGTGCCATTTCAGCTCCTAACCAATATGCATCAAATGCCGTTGGATATATTTCTGCTAAAAAATTGAAATTCTCATCTCCATTATCTTGTCCTTTTTTAAGTGCAGTTTTAATAGCATCTATCATCCCTTGTACATTACCATTCATAACAGGCACACCATATAACATATCTCCACCTCTTTGTATACAACTATGATATTCATTTGCGTAGAATTCAGCAAATGAATCCATATCCTTTCCAAATTGAAAGGTCATCATAGATTTTAAAACATTAACTTTAAATAGTGTCCAAGACATTATGATTTACTTAAAAAGTTCTTAGCTGATAATAAGGTTTTCAATTTACCTTTAATTGACATAAATGCCGCTACGTTTGTTGGACCGGGTGCAGTTGGTCCTACTGGGGTTGCATATACTTGCTTTGTTATCTCATCTATCAACTCACCCATTATTTTAACTAATTCACCACCCAATACCATTTTTTGTACTGCTGCGCCGGCATCTCCTTCACCTTTATCCTTACCTAAATAAATTTTACCACCACTATCAGAATTAAGAAATATCTTATTGTTTCCTTTAGAATGTAGTGTTATATTTTTATTAGTGTGTACATATACATCCTTTTCAGCATCCACTGTAAATGTACCATCGGTTATAATGCCGGTATTACTTTTACCAAATATAATAAATTCTTTTGCTTTAGCTGATAAGATAATTCTATCAGAATTTACAAATAATTGGTCACCTGTTAGTTTATCCGATGTAGGGTATTCTTTAAAAGCATCCTTTGTTTTTTTAATAGTTTCTTTGAACGGAACTTTTACTTTGCCGGATGTTAAATAGATTGATGTACCATCTTCATTTATATCTTCTTCTATCAATTCACCAATTGGCTTTTCATCCAATTTTGGATTTTGTTTATTTCTTATGAATATAGATGGCGATGATGTCTTATCATCTTCGGTTAAAAATAATTCACTAAAACGAATCGTATTCCCAACTCTACCTTGCAGTATTGTATCTCCTACTTTTGGTTTTAAGAATTTAACTTTTTCGTTTACTTTATATTTTGATTTTTCCGAATCTTGCTTAGCTTTAGTTTGGTTAGGTGTGCCTGTTTCTTTACTTTCTTTATAATCTTTTGAATTACTACCACCACTAGCCGGCGATATACTTCGTTCTCTACCTGCCATTGAAGTTTTATAATCTTCTCTGTAATTTGGGTATTGTGTATTAGTATATGGTAACCAAAAGCATTCAGTTCCACTTATTATTATAAGAACTGTTTCACCAATGATTGGATATGTTACATTATTTTTATCAAATGGAAATGCGTAATTTTCTTTTAAGATAGGAGTAGCTCTTTGAAATTCAATAGCACCTAAAAATCTTACATCTTTTTTATCAAACTTTTTGTTCTCATTATAAAACGTTACAAAATCCGCATCAGTTTTTAACTCTAAAAAATCTTCTGATTTTAGGAATACTTTTGTTACGGTTGCTAAAAATGATTCCATTATAATTTAGTTTTAATTTCTTCAATTTCTATTTCCAAATCACCCATCTTTTCTTTTGTTTTTTCTTCAACTGCATTTATGGTATCTTCCATATCTTGAAGTAATTGAGCTTTTTCGTTTTCACTTAACCAACCATCTTCTCCAATACCTTTTGCTTCAGCTGCTGCAAGTCTTTGACCTATTGTTGCAAGTTTAATTAAATGGTCATCGTTTTTAACTGATACCTCTATTAAATCTTTTATGATAGGTGCTATAACCGTTGCTTCGCCTACATTACGGATGAGTTTTCTTAACGATTCAATCAATTCAGAAATGTTTTTCTTTTTAACTTGTTGATTGTCGTATATATCCTTAAATAATGATGATAAGTTTTTACCATCAAATAATTGAAATTCGTTTGCCATTTTGTGTATTTATATACTAATAATTATTTACTTATTAAAAACTTCCCCAAAACTAAGTAGTCCATATCACAATTATTGAATGTCCAAATTGCTTTTTGTGGGTCATTTGTCATTGTATGGTCTTTTAAATTGAATGATGTATTCAATAGAATAGGTGTTCCTGTTAGTTTTTCGAACTCCTTTAATAAGTCATAGTAAAGTGGATTATCCTCTCTTTTAAGTGTTTGTATTCTTGCCGAATTATCAACGTGAGTTACTGATGGTATATTTACACCATCTTTAACTTGTACTACTTGATTCATATATGGAACATCTTCTTCTGATACAAAGTATTTTTGATAATCTTCAATTATAACCGATGGAGCAAATGGTCTAAACATTTCTCTCTTTTTTACAACCTTATTAATTCTATCTCTTACATCCGGTAAATGTGGGTTTGCTAATATAGAACGATTACCCAATGCTCTTGCACCAAATTCAGTTCTACCTTGAAACCACCCAACTATATTACCTTCATTGATTAACCTTGCAACTTCTTTACACAATACTTCGGGTGTTTCATACATTACAATTGCATTACCTCTAACTCTTTTTTGCAATATAATTTTAAGTAATTCAGGGTTAGTCCATTCTTCTCCTAAATACGGAGATTGATTATCGCCGCCCTTTACTTTGGGATTACCAAATGTTTGATGATAATGATACAAACATGCACCAATTGCAGAACCACTATCGGATGGTGCAAATGGTATCCATACATTTTTAATTGATGTATATTTCTTTATCTTACCATTAGCAGTTCCATTATATGCACATCCACCTCCTAATACTAAATTATCACATTCCCAAATATTAATAACTCTATTTATAATAAAATATAACATAGATTCATACCATCTTTGTAATGATGCCGCTAAATCTTTATGATGTTGTTCTATTGGTTCATCTTTGAAACGTGGTGGAAACCCGATTAAATCAATCAGTTTTTGGTTAAACATATCCGTTTCCGATGTTTTATATGTGAAATACTTCTGATTTATCTTTATAATATCAATATCATCCCCTATATGTGCAATTTTATCAAATATATTGTGATATTCCTCTGCGTTTCCATATGGTGCTAATCCCATTACCTTATATTCACCTTCGTTTGGTTTAAATCCTAAATAAGCAGTAAATGCTGAATAAACTAATCCTAATGAGTGTGGGAAATGTAGGGTTTGAATTTTGTGAAACCCGTTATCATCACACATTGCAGCGTATATTGTATGAGATTCGCCTACACCATCTACTGATAAACCAATTGCTTTATCGAATGGTGATGTGTAATAAGATAGTGCTAAATGTGAATGATGGTGTAATGAATGTAAAATTTCTCCGGTATATCCAATTGATTCTAATATTCCTTTTAAGTTACCTTCGTTCTCATTCCATCTTTTAATAAAACGTCTCCATTGAGGAAAAAATGATTTTAATGGCCAGTATTTACTTCCAATCGTATTTTTAACTCTTTCAAATTTATCTTTTGGATTTTCATACCAACAAACCATATCAACTTCATCAATTGTTATATTTGCGTATTGCAAACACCATTGGATTGCTTTAAACGGAAAAGAACTATCATGTTTTTCACCTGATAGTTTCTCTTCTTCAATTGCTGCTATTACTTTACCATCTATAACTAAACATGCTGCCGAATCATGGTAGAATGCTGATAATCCTAATTGTATCATAATTAAATTTTTATATCACCATCTCTATCGTATTCATTATATAAATCCATTTGTCTTTCTTTCATTTTATTGACAACTTTTGTTATATAATGTGTAGGATGGCCTGTCATTTCTCTAATAAGTAGATATAATGATTTTTTGTTAAATGATTCAATATACTCTGCTCTACGGAATAATTCTAATACCGCATCTGCTATTTGCATATCTCTTCTTTTCGGAAAATAGTTTTCTAAATGTTTATCCCAATATTGTAACATTCTTACATTGAATGTTCTATGTTCATCATTTCTAACTTCTTCTCTAAAATTATTTTCAGTATCAAATGATGCGGGTAATGCTGATAATATATCAGTTTCTTTATATCGTTTGTAGTTTGCGTTATTATTTAGAATTAAATAATTTCTGGCAACAATAGTAAAATATGAAAAGGCTTTACCTTTACCATTTTTATACATATGAATTTTTTCAACCATAAATGCAACAACCTCAGCCATTACATCTCGTGGGTCATCATCAAAGTAACTAAATTTCCATTTATTATAAACTATTTCAGCAAGTTTATCAAATGCCGATGCAATCCTTTCTCTATATAATTTATCTTTTATATATTGGTCGGTTGTGATATTATATTCTATAATAGCATCTTCGGTATCTTTTGTAAAATACTGTCTATTTGGAGCTCTTTTTCTTTTTGGTTTATTTGGGTCAGCTTTTACTGATTTAGCTGATTTAGTTACTGCCATAATTTAAATTTGTTTGAATCTTTCGATGGTTTCTTTTATTTGATAAAATATAGAACCTACCTCATCGTCCTTCTCAAACATTTCACGAGAATCTATTTCTCTTAGTGCTTCCAGTAATGCGTTATTTCTTTGTTGTTCTTGTCCTATGAAATCTTCATATCTTTCTAACTTATTAAGAAGATTCCATATACTATATCCAGCGAATGCTAATAATATAGATAAAATTATTATTATTATTTCCATATTATACTATTTCGTATCCTTGTAAAAAATATTTGTTTGCATGTTTGTATTTAACCTCTTCCATATCACCTGTTGGGGATTTCATTACAATCTTTTCGTTTCTACCATAATCCTTTCTTTTTCTAACTGTTGTTGAATATACTCTATCCTTTATGGTGGCGCCATCCAAATGGTCTATCTCATGTTGTACTACTACTGTTTTCATAGTTTCGGGAGAGATTTGTTCATTTTGTTTATCACCTTCTGGATTAACTTCAAAACGTATTTCACCTAAGTTATCAGTTTGAACTACAACATATGTTGCTCTAATTGTTCTTACAGGCTTTTCCATTGTTGATGGAATTGATAAACATCCTTCAAAAAATAGAAACCCATCTTTAGAACGTTCTGTAATGAAAGGGTTTAATAAGAATATATCTTCTTCACCAAATTTAATTAAACAAGCTCTTTTTTTAATTCCTAATTGAGTTGCTGAGATGCCTATACCACCATATTTTACTAAAGCCTCTTCTAATGTAGCTCGTAACTCATCTGCTTCTTTTTGTGTAAATTCTGATTTAGGAATTGGTGTTTTTAGATACTCTCTAAACTCATTGGATGTTAATCCTTGTTGATTTTTTTCTGTTATTAATTTCATTTTGTTATTTTTATATTAAATGTCTTACTAATATTGTTAATGATATACAAATCCATATTGTGTTGAATAGAATCAATGTAGGTAAATCCTTTCTCATTGATGCCCAAATTAATAATGAAGATGTAAGCAGTGTTAAGAAATGCATGTACCATAACTCAATACCAAATATTAAACCTGGTACAATGATTATAGCTTTAGCCATCCATGCACAAAACTCAATCACATTATAATCCGTCCAATAACTTTTAGCTTTGAACATAGTAATTCGTTTCCAAATTCTTTTAGCTCCGATTCCTAAATATAAAGCCGTTAGGAATATTATATATGTTATTATGTATTTCATTTATAAAATATTTTGGTTTGTTGAGTCGGTTTTTATTAATGAAACCCAATTGACTAATGAGTATCTTTCACCATCATCAACAGTTGTAACTCTATGTTTTAATTCCGAATCAAAAATATAAAGATTACCTTTTTTTTGTTCTATTGATATTAAATTATCGTTTGAATCTTTTATTTCTAAAATACCACCACTATATTCATCATTCAGTTGTATAACTGTTGATACAAATCTGTCTATATACTTCTTACTTCTATCTGTATGCCATTCATAATAATCACCAACTTTATATTCAGTAAATTGAAAACGACCTAAACCGGTTACTTCCATTCCATTAATATTATAAGATGATTTTAATACATCGGATAATCTTATATTAATATCATTTAAATTATCAATCCAACCAACTTTAGATTTTCTACTTTTACTGATGCCGGTAACTACTTCTGCGTTTGATAGTTCTAATTCTTTTTTATATTTAGATACTATATAATCACATTCATCAATTGATAAAAAATTTTCAAATATTTTAATTTGATTATCCATTTTGTTTGGGTTTTAATCCATATTTAATCCATTTATACCATACTCTTTCGTGAATATAATACTGAATAGGTTTATAAATCAATTCTGCTACTCCAAATGCTGCTCCAACTTTAATTGAACCACTTATCAACCACATTAATAAGAATCCAATTAAGGTACTTAAAATACGATATGAGATGGTTTTAGCAATGTGTCTCTTACGCTCTACTATCATTATCCTTTAGTTTTATCATAAGTAATAGAGCCATCCGGTGTCATATGACCGGTTCTAATAGCAGTTCCACTAATTACAGCTACATCAGCTGGTGGTTCGTGATAAATTACATCGTAACCAACGCCTCTACCATAGTTTACACTTTCGATATCGGGAATAATAGATAATAAAATTTTATCCATATTATTCATAAAAAAAGGTTCATGTGATAACTCTTTTAAAATTTGTTGTGCAGTTTTAGGATTGTTCTCATCTTGTGGAACATCTCTAATAGCTACCCAAACGTTTTTACCTTGAGTTAGTTGTTGGTTTATTAACCATTCGTGTCCTTTATGCCAATTCTGCCATCTCCCTATGTATAGTGAGTATTTTTTCATTTGTTTGATATTTTAAAAAAGGTAATATTGCTAATTCTTTTGCTTTTGCTTCAACCATAATGTCCACATCCAATTCGTATGTATTGGGGATGGATTTAATATACAATGAGTGAGCTTGGGGTTTTTCTTTTGGATTGTTTTCATGCAATGCTTTTGATTCCGAATAGTGTACAACGGGTGTAATTCCTTTAGGCCAAGTTGTAGCTGCTAATTTAAGAGCTGCTTCTTCGGATAAATCGCCTGTACAAAATTGGTGGTGGTGATAATCGAAAACAATTGGTATTTTGAGTGCATTATGAATATACATTAAATCTTTAACTGAATACATAGATGCCTTATCATCATTCTCTATTGTAAGTCGTTTTTGAACTGATTTAGAGAGTCTTTGGAAGTTTTTGATGAATCTATCCATTGCAGATATTTTATCTCCGTAGACACCATTACAATGGATATTAATCTTATTGTATGGGGTTTGAGATAATCCCATCATATCGAATATTTTACCATGCAATTCTAAATCAGCTATTGTTGCCAGAACTACTTTTTCATTTGGTGAAACTAATACATTGAAGGGGCCTGGGTGAGATGTTATACGCATATTATGAAATTTTGCGAAATCACCTGCTTTCTTTAACTCACTTTTAATTTCTTTATAATCTTTTAATTGAGTTAAATCTAAATTATCACCCCACGGAATAAGTGCAGATGATAAACGAAAGAAATGAATTCCATTCATTCTATTCCACTCTAAAATTTTGATGATATCTTTAGCATTGAGTAATGCCAACTCCGAAACGTAATCCAATCCTTTTTGATTGAACGTTTTCTTCACCATTGAACGATTTGTGGTAACTTTCTTACCCATCGTCATATTAATACATGCATATCCTATATTCATATATCAAATATAAGAAAATTATTTTAAATTACCAAACTTTTTAATAAGTTTTTGTATTTTCTAATTCTGTTCTGATTTGTGAGAGTTCTTTTACTGAGCCTTTTTTTGTATTAATCCAATATTGAACGGCTTTTGGATTATTTATCCATAAATTCTTTTTATTCCACGGAAAATCAGGATGCATATATTCTTCCCATTGTAAATTGGGCGATTCTTCTTGTTCTTGTTGAATATTCTCCACATTAACCGGAATTTCTTCTTCTAATGGTGGAATTTTTCCACTATCTCCATAAATTTCGTAATTTTTTTCCATTAACTCATCTAAATTATCATATAACCCCAATTTTTGGTCATTTTCCATCATTTCGGTTAAAATCTCTCTTTGCTTTTTCTTTTTATCTTCGATTAAACCATTAAATGCGATGATTAGAGCAACTGCAAGTGGGTCAAATACAATTACAATCAAAAATATGAAGAATTTTACTACATTTTTCAATTCTACACCAAATGCTTCGGCAACAAATCGAAATCCTCCAACTTCTTTTTCCAATTCTAAGTTTTTTATTTTAATTTTGTTGATTTTTTCAGTTTCTCCGGCGTTTTCGGTTTGTAAATCAGAAATTTTATTGTTAATTTTACCAATTTCTTTATCTCTATTATCAATAGAACGAATAAGACGAGAGTTTACCTTACCACCATCTAATATTTTACCCTGATTAGTGTTAAATTCCGTAATTTGAGTAGAAAGCTGAGTAATTTGGATTGTATTTTGGTCAATTTTAGTTTGATGAACTGCAATTTCTCTATCTACTTGCTGTAATTGAAGTGATTGTGCCTGAAATGCGTTTGAAAGGTATCCAAAAATACCTGCTGAAGTAATTACCATCAATAATGCAACGGCGGATGTCAAATACCATTTATTAAATCCTCCAATTTCATTCCATTTTTGTTTCAGATAGGTTGCTGCAACCAATTTAGCCAACTCCAAAGAGCTAGCCATTACCATAACGGATATAGATGCCCCTGCAAAGAGAACACCTAAACCTGTTACGGAGAAATAAGCTGCACAACCCGCTATTATAATAGCAGATAATCCTACTAATACTTTTAGCCAATTCATAGTTATCTTTCTAAATTTACTAATTCATTGATTCTATCAATAACTTTTTTAGTATCTTCAATTACTTGAATAACTTGATTGTTTGGTAATTGCATTGCACCATTGGCAACTGCTTCAATTACTCTAATTTTTCCAACTAGAACTTCAATCTGTCCTTGTACTTTTTGTTTGTATATCATATTTATAAATATTTTAAAATAAAAAAAGGTAGAAGTCATTACAACCTCTACCTTTGTAAGATACGAAAAATAACCGAATTAACCAACTTTAATGGTTAATTTTTTTGGTTTAGATTCTTCTTTCTTTTCAAGTGTAATTAGAAGAATTCCGTTTTTAATTTCTGCTTTAGAATTTCTACCATCGTAATTTTTACCAATAGAGATTCTTTCTTCAATATCAGAAATTAATTGATTAAAAGGATTTTCGTTATCCTCTTGATTCTTTTTTGCTCGGATTTCAATTTTGTCCTCAAAGCAATTAATTTCAACATTCTTTGGTTCATGTCCCAATACACTTAGAGACATAATCGCTGTATCATCTTTGAATTGTACTGCGAATTTGTTAGGAACGTAGGTAGTTGCTTTTTTAGTTGTTACCCAATTTTGGCTATATTCGTTTGCAAACCATTCGTTGAGTAACTTGTCAAATTCATTAATAATCATAATAAAATAATTTTAGTTAAATAATACCAGATATAGTTCAATTACCATACCATCCCTCACTTTATTACAACTTTATGACAAATTTACACTCACTTTGTTACAAATCGGAAATCCTGTCATTAAATATTATTATCTTGTGATTCAATTACCGTACTCATATGGTCAGCCCAATGCATCAAATGCGGCAAATTAGATTTAACTGCTTTCTTTACATCGTATACTTTTAAATATTTCGTATTATCTTCATCATATAAACCATCGGTAAGTTTCATACCAAAATATTCTTTTTCTGAAACCGATATACCATATTGCTGTAAAGTAAACATAGTTCTATCGGTATGTGTCATATGGTGTAATTCATCGTTAGATGCAAATACTTTACCCTGATTCTTAATATGCCAATCGGAAGGATTTGGTACATAAAATGGTTTATCTTTAGAACCCAATTTACCTAAGTCGTGATGTAATGCACAAAATATTAATTCTTCATCGGTAAAATCTGGCTTACCGCCCATTTGAGTAAATAACTCTTTTACTTTAAGTGCATTCTTACAAACATTAAAAATATGGTCTATGTAACCACCTGTATAACAATTATGATAACCAGCGTTTCCACTAGCTGGTGATAATGCAAGATTTACTCCTAATTCTTTTTCTGAATACATGAATAAGAGTTTCTCTAATCTTTCTCCTGTAAAATACTTGTTAATAATAGCAATGAACTTGTCATAGCTCTGTTTCAATTCTTGTTCTGTCTTTTGTTTCATTCTTTTAGATTTTAATTGTTTTATTTATTTTCTATTCTTTTTTAGTGCTGTCAAGTATAATACTATTAAAAGATACCTCAAATATACAACAAATTTTTCAATTTTCCAAACATTTGAGCATTTATTTTAAAAATAATTCTTTTTTAGTCAAAATCTTATACAAAATTTCCACTTCTTCTTCAGTAGTAAGTTCAGGTAAGTCCTCTTCAAATAAACGCATAGTATATGTGGCTTTACCATTTTCATCAATAAATTCATCGGAGCCAGAACTAAAAATAGTTGGCATATATTCTAATTGTTGAATTTCATCTTCATTCAAATCAACTAATGGAATAACATAATAATGGTAACTTCCTTCAATTTCATCGGTAGCATCAATCTTATGACACTTCCATTTATTAAAACTGGCTTCGGTAATTGGGGTTTCGGGTACTATAATCATAGTAACAAATGTACAAAAAATTTGTTACATTACCAAATTTATATTAAAGTATTTGGCGTATCAACATTTATTCTGTATTTTTGCCCATATGGAAAGTTTTTATTTTCAATACAATCCAATTCTAAGTAATCGATTATTTTTTGAAAACCATTTCTATAATAAAGTTCTTCGTATGATATTTTAAAATATGTAGAATCATTTAAATAACGTTCTCTAAATGATTTTTTTAGTTCTTTGAAGAATGAAACTTCCAATTCATCTAATTTAAATTCATTATTAGAATGTTTCCATGGATTACTCCAGTTATTTGTTTGTTTTGCATTAACCCAAGATTCTATTTGGGTGGGTTCATCTTCTCTATATAAACATATCACTTTATCGGATATATTTAATAATTCTGTAAAATCAGACGTAGTATGATATATTTCTTTAATTAAAAGATGTGGTGTTTTGAATTTCCACAATGTAGGAGATTCTCCATATTTGTACCACCTTATATTTGGATTAGTTATTGGTTCAAACAAAGTTGTAAAATCTTTATTAAAATAAAACCAATTGGCTAAATTAGTTGAACCACTTCTTGGTTCTGCTAAAATTGTAATAACCATATTAATAATATTTTTATATTAATTTATATTCGTGTTTATGATTTTTTCCATAGTTACTAAACAACTCATCATTTATTGAAATATCGTCTAATGCCTCATATGTAAAACAATCAACTATTCCATTTTCAAATTGTGTATTAATATAATGATTTGTAAATCCATATGTAAACCCATTAAAAAGTTGAACCTTATATGGATAACCACGCATTGCTCTTATAAAATCTTGTAATTCATCCGAAAAACTTTCAAACTCGGATTTAGAAATATCATATATGGCGGTTTTACCCCACCAATATGGAAAAACAATTTCGCCCTTTTTAATATCTCTAATTGCAAACACACCAACACCATGTACTTTACTTGGCCTAATTCTAGTCATTACTCCATTTTTTAAAAAATCGTATGGTGTTGTATAATTCATGTATTCAATATAATTAACTATCTAACGATTTACTTAATATCGTTTTCATCTTATTAAGATATTCATTTGTATATAATCCCAATTTTTTATTTAAATCCAAAATCTCATTTTCTTTTATAAATAATGATTTATCAATTGAGTTATTACCAACGGCAACATGAATCCAATGTTCAATATCAAATGAACTTTTATATGTTTTTGGTTTCACATCCGCATCTGATGGGGTTCTGGTTTTCCAAATTTCCATCAATCGTTTAACCCTTTCTGGCATAATAGTTTTTTCTCTAAATTCTTTCCAAAATGGGGTATCGTTTCTATCAGTAACATAGTGCCAGTAAAGAAAATCTGCTATTTCATCGTTATATATTGAAACTGTATTATTATATTCATTTCTAATTGATTCCGTATTAGATATAATAGATATAGGGTCTAAGTCCATCAGCTGCATCAATTGTAACATAATAGAAGTTGCTTCAAGTGGTTCTGTAAATCCACTACTTAATCCAATTGCTATACAATTCTTAACCCAAACTTTTTTATATCTACCAGCATCAAATTTAAATAAATTTCTAACTTCAATTTCATGTCCTAAATATTCTTCAACTTCTTTTTTAGCTTCTACTTCATTAATGTATGCATTATTGAATATATAACCACATCCCCATCTATTTTGTAATGGAATTTGCCATAACCAACCATATTTCATTGCAACTGCTTTTGTATATTGTGGAATTGACTTATCATCATGTGGTAAGAAAAATGGAATAGCAGAATTCATTGGTAAATTTTCTGAATAAGATTTCCATTCAGTATTGTAATGTTTGCCTATTAACAATCGTTTAAATCCGCTACAATCGAAGAAAAAATCAGATTCAACTATTGTACCATCTTTTAGATTTAAACTCTTTATATAACCACTTTCGTTCTCTACAATAGATTCTATCTCACCATCTATTACATCAATACCTCTTTTTTGTCCAATATTTTTTAAATAATCAGCAGTGAGTCTTGCATCAAAGTGAAATGAAAATGCGGATGATTGTAAAATTTTATTATTTTCTTTATAAAATGGTAACTTTTTATTATATGCTAATACACCTGAAAGTATAGTATCGTTTAAACTATATCCGTTTGCAATTAAATTAGTTAATATATGCGTAGATTTGTTATCAGGTAAACCTATTTTTGAATTATAATTATTTGATATTATCTGCTTATAATTCAATCCTGTTTCTTTTAATTCTGAAAATGGGACTATATATTTTTCACCATCGCCTCTCCAATTTTCAAAAGAAACTCCTAATTTATAAGTTGCATTTGTATGTTGTTTAAATGATTGTAAAGATATATCCAATGCTTGTAATACATTTGGCAACATTGGTACTGAACCTTCTCCTGCTCCTAAAATACCAATACTTGTACTTTCTATTAAGGTAATTTTTACATTTGGAAATGTTTTATTTACATACAATGCCGTCAACCAACCAGCAGTTCCCCCACCTAAAATTATTATATTTTTTATCATAGTACAAATATACTAAATTTATTTTGTATTATCAAATAATTTATTAATTATAATATATGTTTAGGAATAAATATTTCTTTAGTCCATAAATTTAACGAATATCTAATACCACTTCTAACTTGATTAACTCCGTGCATTAATTTAGAACCATTAAACATTAAACAATCGCCGGTATTCATTCTTATAATTTCTTCATCAATCGAATCGGATATAATAAACTCACCACCGGTAAATTCATCGTTTAACTGAATTACTAATGTTTGCGTACTTTCACTATCGGTATGTAAATGTAAATGTTTATTAGTTTCATATGTAGTTAAATTAATCCATTCAATATATCGTTTATTCCAATCAATATAGTTTTTTAATTTATCTTTTAATTCTAGTTCAAATTCATTGGATTTATTCGTCATTGCATTCCAACCGGTTTTTTTTCTATCATCTTCTATAAAATTATTTATAGCAAAATTGTACATGTAATTACAATAATCTAAATCAAATAATTTATGATAGAATTTTATCATATAATAGATGTTTTTAATTTTTGTGGAACATCTATTTTTGAATAATAAAATTGTATTAAATCATCATCTTCTTTAATATTGGAAAGCGTAGTTATTGTATGATTTGATGTTACTAATTCAAATGATGTATGGGTCATATCACTAACATACATTTCCAACTCTTTAAATTCAGTATTAAAATTAAACCATTTAATAGATTCATTATTTTGATGCCAAAATACATCTGGTTGAAATGTTTGAGCTAATATTGGAAATATATCACTATATATTGGATTTTCTATAATATTTTCTCCTAATATTGATGTAAAAAAAGAAACGCATCTATTTTTATCAAATAAATCAATAGATGTATTAAAATTTTGATTCCAAAAATATTCAAACTCTTTAAAATTTATATTAGATAAAATCTCACCATATACTCTATTAATTTGTGATACTTTTTTTATAACAAATTTCCAAGCTGATATAAATCGTTTAACTGGGTCACGCTTTATTGCAATAGTTTCATATGAATTACCATATAATTTATGTATGTTTGATATGGTTCTATGTATGTGTAATTTTGGAGATATTCCACTTGCAAATTGTTTACTTGCAATACTATCCTTGTAATAATCTATCGGAATATGGCGATGCATACAACTTTTTTCGAATGATGTACTTGCTGCACGGGGTATAGATAGAAATAAAAACGAATTTCCTATTAACATAACTTTTTATTTAAAAATTAAGATAAATGCTTAGCTCTAATCAATTGTACTAATGCTTGAAAAGCTGCTTTAACTTTTGCATCAACTGTAGGGGATGTAATTTTTATACTAGCTCCTACTATCGGTTTTCCTGTCATAATATTTTTATTTAGTTTTTAGGTTGAATTTTATCATTATTGTGAACTAATAAATTCTCAGCAATATAATTATGGCCGTTATTAACGGATATATTATATACTATACCACTAAATGGTTGTAATTTAATATCTTCTACTAATGACCAAACACCATCCATATATACATAATGTTCTCCTATTTTAAGGTTTTCAACTTCTAAACCAACATGAAACTCTATATCAGCCGTATTATCGTATGCTGCCCATTTAATGTTACCATTTATATCTTTAACGGAAAAAGGATGTCCGATTGTGGCTTTTGTTTCTATGCCATTTATTATAACTAAATCGTTATCATATTGAGATTTCCATAAACCAATTACTTTTGAATGAACGATTATATTATTATCAAAATCATATGATAAAACTTCATCACCTTCTTCTATTTCATCTATTCTACGTTCACCATCGGGTGTAGAAATAAGTGCATCACCGGTAAAGCAACCTGCTGAACATTGTGCACAGTAATTACTGCAGCCGTATGTATTACAATTGTATCCACTACACCCCCAACATGGGTTGTGTTGAATAATTGATGTATTTTCTATTTCATCTAAAACAGATAGGAATAAATCTTTATCTTCAACATCTACTTCATAAATCATTTTATTTTCAACAAATGAAGCACTTACCAATGTTATAGCAACTTTTGATAATGTATTATTATCATTATCCAATGTTATAATTTCATCACCAACTTCTAAATAATTAGATTTTTTAAATTTCGTAGTATTACTACCACTCAATTGTACATAATATGTACTATCGGGTACATCATCCCAAATCATTCCATTAGCTATACCGATTTGTATTGCTAATCCATCAAATGATGAACTTTTAAATTGAACAACCTCAGATGTTCCCATTACTAAACTATTTTCAGTTTCGGCGAATGAAGAACTCCATAAATCTAAATTAGTATATTCTGATGTATTTGCTTCTAAATTTGAAAAATCTAATGATTTAACCCTAGTACCAACTGATATATCATTTACGCCAACATATGAGCCTGAATCATTTACTATTACAGTTTCACCATCAATATGATATATATTTTCTTGAGGTCGATTTACTCTTTTACTAATCCATCTAACTCTTGCTTTATTTGTTAAAATGGAAGTATTATTTATATATTCATTACCCCAAACAGATAAAGGTAATGTTGAACTACATTGATATGAACCAAGGTGTATTGTATCTAAATTTGAACCATATATTAAATCTAAACTTCTAATAATAGAATATTTCCCATCTATTAGATTTTCTTCTGCATTTACGAATTGTTGTACAAAATAATCGTCTGTAAGGCCTGCTTTTATTGCTTCTAATTCACCTAAATTAGATATTGTATGTAATTGTGGGTATACTTTAACATCGTACATTGGATGTATAGCCTTTACTACTATATTTGGCTCCGTTGATGGAATCTCAACTAATGTATTTACATTAATAGTATTTGTATCAATAGATGTTGGTATTGCATAATCTTCATCTTTAATTAATTCTTGTAAATTTGCCTTATTTGCACAATATGTTTCATCAATTAATGCCGTAGCATCATATGCTTGTCTTAGAATTAATTTAGTAGGAGAATCTTCTATATATGGTATTGTGATTGCATTTGCACTTACTTGGTACTTATCATAAGTAAGGCCAGAACCACTTGCAATTTCTGCTAATTTTTTATCTAAATCTAAATCAATTCCAATAGAAAAACTATTATCGTGAACATATTGCTCATCACTATAAATGTAAACTAATTCTGTTATTGAATTGGTTTGTATCAATGAGATTAGTTCAGAATAATCCAATTCATTAACCATACTATCGTATATAGATGTATTTGTATTGGTCTCTATTAGTTTAACATTACCATTACCATCTAAGATATAATCACTTCCTATTAAAACAGCTTTCATATGCGTTTATTATTATTTGTTTGCTTATAAATATAGATATTTTTTAAATTATATCGTAGTTTTATTATTTTTGGGATTTAAATTTCCATTCGGTGAATATCGGTTTTCTACATCTAACCATTTGTTTAAAGGACATGCATCGTGTGATGGTGAAAATATTTTAGCTTGTAATGGACACCCACATTCTTTACAAACTTCGGACCAAGCTTTATCAAATACTTTTACGTTAGATGGACACGTTACGCATATAGTATATCGTTCTTCGGCCATCTTCTTTTGTTTCTCTGTTGGGTGCATTTTTATAGCCCAAGATTGAACTATTTCTTTAATATTTAATTTCATAAAACTTTAATTATATTAACAATACGTTCACATTTTTCGTACATTTCTAATCCTATGAATTTATTTTTAATCCATTCTAATATATGAATATACTCTTTTTTTTCAATAGATACATAGGCTGGTACTATCTTTAATCTAAACACAATCAATTCTTTAACTTTATGGTTATGTTTAAAATTATCTATTATATCTACTATTGCTTCTAAATCTGAAGTTTTAAAGTTAGCTCGGTTTATATACTCCATCCATGTGAATTTTACATAACCACTTTCTAATTTATCTAATACCTTTATATTCATTACAATAAAGATTTGTTTGTTTTAACATTAGCAATATTAAAAGATACATTCGAACAAATTGCAATTCTATCTTCATTAGAATTTGGTATCAAATTTGGCCTATGCATTACATCTTTATCAAATATTACAAATTCACCTTCTTTTGGCAAAATTTCAATTATATCATTTCCATCTTTGAATCCCAACATACCCTCATTTCCTTTTAATGTTTTTGGTATTTGTAAATAAAAGCAATAAGTCCAACTTGTTTTAATAGGTGTACTAAATTCTTTATATTTATTTTTAACATTATCCCATGTTGGAAAACTAACAGCGATTGGGTGTGTGTGATATCCATTTTCATATTCAGGTGGTGGAGGTGTTGTTGGCGTAGATTTAAATATCCAAGTTTTACCCACCCATGCTCCATTCCAATTTTCACCCTCTACTAATCCAGATAACTTTTTACAAGCATCTAATCCATATTTAATTACTGAATCTATTTCTTTAGATTGTACAACAAACAAACTCGTATTACGGTCTGTATATCCAACTGATATAATATTTTGATTGGCTCTTTCTACTAAAGATTCCTTTGAATATTTCCAATCATATTTGGTACGATATATGCTTATATTCTTACTAAGAACTTCTTCTTCTATATTCATAAATATTTAATTTAATCAACTAATATACGAATAATTATTGAATTTACCAAATTTATTTTTGGGGGGAGGGGGTTGGGGGACGAGTCGTTTTTTAAGAAAATTTTTATATCTCTATTGATAGTTACTTAAATTAGTTTAATAACTTTCTTACCTAATAATGATTTAGCATACTCTAATTCCGCTTTCAGTTTAGTATTTGATTTCTCTAATTCTCTTATTTTACTATATAATTTACTCATTCTATCTAAATTCCCCAATCTTTGAAATTCTAATCGATTGGTATTATTAAAATTGATAAGTTCAATCTCATTCTCCATATCCATTACCTCACATTTCATTTTCAAATAGGAATCTTCCAAATCGGAATACTCTTTCCAATCCTTTTCACTATACTGCGATTCAATCATCAATTTAAGCCACTTCTCCTCCTCACTAATCAATCTTTCCAATCTAAGGGTATGTTTGGGTGATAGAGAACTTAGAGCGGATTCTACACTATCCCAATTAGTTTTAGTTAGTAAATGGTTATCATACATAGTTGAATTCCATTTTGATTTCTCCGGAGATGGATTAAGTAAGGATAGAGCTCGAAGTTTATGAAATCGAAAAGGGGTGGAAGACCATATAGGATATAATTTTTTGTATAGATAGGGATACCAATGGTCGCAGGTACCAGATTGGATTTCTATTACAATATCCAATATACTCTTTTCAGGATAAAGATGTAGCTCACTTTTTATTGCGGAAAGAAAATGTTCCCTTACAGGTCTCCATATGAAAGTAGTACCAATGTGTATATTTTCTTTTAAATGTAGTGGATGTACGCCAGATGTATAATCGAAATCTATGTAAATATCAGAATGATGTATACGGTTATCTACATCTAACTCCTCTAACCAACGAGTTCCACATTTGAGTGGCGCAATCACATCTAAGCCGGATTCCCATATGTAACGTTTTAAATAATTCTTCACTTTTATATCACTTTGTGTTTTCTTCTTCTATTCCTATTCCATCGCCATATAGGAAAGTATCCAACCCAATATATACCGAATAGGAGAGAAGCAACTAATATAAGGGGTAGGAGTAGTAGTACTGTTATTAAGTTCACTATATGGTTATATCCTCTTAATATCTTATCTAACATATCTTACTGAATTAAATCAAAATTAGAATTATAGAGTAGTTCCCTTTTGTTGTTCTATTTCTTCTATCTGCTCTGCTAATGATAACAACTCCGCCTTTCTATCCCTATTGAGAGCATCGTATTCTATTTTCTTCTTACCACCACCATAGTATTCTGCATACTTCTCTTTTCTTTTTCTAACCTCACCACCAAATACATTAGAAGGTGGGTATTCCTTTGGCATTATCTTTGCTTTATCTAATACCGTTGGTAACCACTCAATATTAATGTTTACTTCCTTATTTCCCTTTATTACATTAAGGATAGATTGTTGTACCGTCTTAGTTTTAAAGAAACTTCTTACCTTCTTAGTTCCACCTTTAGGGTTTTTTAGGGAATCCTTTTCCGCAGGGGTAAATCCATACGCATTCCACTTAGCGATTATCTCATCATATGTCTTATTTCTGGCATCCAATTCACCTTGCAATCTTTTCTCTGCTTCTTCTATTGCTTTTGCTGCTCCCTCCGCAATCTTAGCCAATTCTGCTTGTGTTTTAGCTGCTGGAGTATCTTCGTTACCTACCTTCTTATATTGTTTAATCACTACTACCTTCTCACCTCGTTTCTTTTCATCATCCATATCCTCTACATTTGCTACTTTGGTGAATGAGAATGAGTTGGTTGCACTTATTGGGTTCTTACCATTATAGAATATTTCCTTAATAGAATTAAAATCATCTCTAAGTACCCCTAATCTTTGTGATGTTCCGCTGGTAAAAGCATCTAACTTAGCTTTATCCAAACTACCATCTTCTTGTGCCGTTTGTACTCTAAGTGCTTCAATTGAATAATCTCCGGTCAATCCTAAATCCCATATAGAGAATGTATCTGCCGGTCTGGTCCCTTTTTCTTTTAGAGTATAATTGATTTGTTCTAATAAACCTTTTGGTATACCATTAACCTTTTCCGTTTCATATCCATAGTCTACACTCTTAACTGCTGCGAATCTATTGTTTGCATCCCTACTTTCACCCAACGTACCCAATGCTTCGGTATTTACTTCTATAATAGGAATTGTCTTTCCCATTGGAGTTTTATTCACTTCACCATTTTGAACAACTGCGTAATGTGGGTTGTTATTATCATTAATTTTCTTTAGAGTTACAGGCGATATTAAATAACTTCCCAATATCTTTACTACAATACCCTCTACTTCTAATAGTGGAATGAAATCGAATGGAGTTCCTTCATTAAGAATAAGTGGTTTAACATCAGGACTTGCTGATATAACCCAATTCTTAGGTGAGGTAGATTTTCCACCATTTGCCATCATAGTAATAAACGGAGTAGGGGATTGTGTTACCTTATACCTATCTGCGTTTTGTGTTAGTTGTTGTATTTCCATTGGTATCTTTCCAAGCTTTTTTATATATAGTTAATTCTTTAATTCTGGGATGTTTCTTTTGATTCAATCGATATATCTCTCTTTGTAGATGTTGGTACTTACCATCTTCTATGGCGATAGATATAATCTCATTAATACTTAGTTCGTCAGATGCGTTCTTAAACACCTTTGGTTCATATTCATCCTTTTCATCTGATAACTTCTTATAACCTAAAACATTTGCTACTCCTACCGAAACACCGAAATCTTCCGATACTTTCTCGTAAATCTCTTGTCTTAACATATCATTGTTTTTATACTAATAAATATCCCTTAATAAAATAAATTCAGTTAATTCATAGTTTAGTGTATCACACTACCTATCATAATACCTTCCCATAGCGAAAAAATTGACCGCAATATTTAAGCGGACCCGACCCCCTTTCTGCCACGCGGGATTTTCTTAGTTACACGAAATTCAGTTACCTTGTTACATATTGTTACATATCGCCAGCCGAGTTCACATTTGTTACATATTGTTACGTGTTTACATTTGTGAACTCTGGCTGGATGACGAGCACAAAAAAGCCGATGAGCTATTACACTCACCGGCCTAAACTATGAAAAATGAAAAACCCTAATCTTAATACTTACGTGCTACCCACTTAGGATAGTTACCATACTGCGCCATTAGCTCAGTTGCTCTACTATCTCGTCTCTCTATCCTACTACCTATGTTCATACTACGACACCACTCTTGAAATTCAATAAGTGATTGTGTCTCCTCTCTCTCCTTCTCTATACTATGTATCCTATCTATATTACTATATGCTTCTACTATACTGTTATTCATACTCTTGCTGTTTTTATTTTATTTAATATTTGTGTCCGAATTAAGAATCTCTCTCCAACTTGCAATAAGCCACAATGCCGAAATAAGGCGTAGGGACCAATGCCATTGAAAGGGATACCAATGTCCTGCTATCAGGCTCATCAGGGCATATACCAATCCTGTTGCTGTTATCAATCCTATAATTTGTTTCATATACTATGCTTGTGCGATAGGTGGATTTAATGTAAGGGCTTCTTGTAAGTAAGCATCCGTTTCTATTTGTGCTACCAATGCCGCTTTATCAAATTGCTTCAATAGTGATATGGCGTGCTTAACATCCATTAACTCATCTGCACATGCCCACTTCGGCTTACCGTCCCTTAACCCTCTCAGTTTTTTCATTAATACTACTTCTGCGTGTTCTAATACTTCTATTGCTTTGCTCATTTGTTTTTTTATTTAGTCGTTTGTTTATATGTGCCCAACATACGGGCGTTAATTCTCTCTCTGCTTTGCGGGCTGCTTTCTCATACGGGTTACTACGGTACGTGCCATCGAATTTATAGTACCTAGTCAATATAGGTTGTAATTGATGTTGCCATTCATGTACACACGTTTCAATTAGCTCTTTGACTGTATCTATATTACCCCAATATATGTGTAACTCATTATCGTCCGCATCGTACTCACCACATAGACCGTCATCGTATCCTTTACGAATAGTCCATACAGGCTGATACTTCTTACGGCGATTCACTCCCATATTGGACCGGCACCATCTTAGAGCCATATTAGCTATACTAACCGTCTTAGCCCTGCCCAAAGTCTTCGTCTTTGTTTCGAGCTTAATCATTTTTATTTCATTTGGTTTATAAAAAATAAAGGATAGCGGTCTCTAGCCACTATCCTTAGAATGTCGGTGCTTGCTTTGTAAAGTAATCGGAGAATAACCATTTCTGAGTAACTAGAGATGCTACCAACATATTAGAGCGGCGGGATGGAGTCGAACCACCTCATCTGAATTGGAATATCCAGTGTGCAATACTTTCGTATAACCATTACACCTCCACCGCAAATAAGTGTTAGCTAATATAACTTAGAGGAATTTTGAGAATAACCACTATGAAACAAGCTAACACTTTACGTTTACTACTTAGTAGCCGTTGTAGTATCTACTGCTACTGCAGTTGTACTATCTACTGCCACTACCGTAGAATCAGTTGCTACTGCTTCAGTTTTAGGTGAGCCACAAGCTGCCATACCGATAGCGATAACCAATGACATTGCACCTACCTTAGCGGTTGATAAAATTGTTGATAATCTCTTAGCGTTGTATAATGCTCTAGTTGTGTAGAAATCACGCTTTTGTTCACTTTGGGTCGTTGCCGCCTCATTTAGGTTGTTTACTAATTCAGTTACCTGATAGTTTACCTTCGTACTAATTTTCTTAGCCATGTTGTTTGTTTTTGTTTGTTTTAAAATTTATTGTTTGTTTGTTATACCAAATATACGACAATTATTTCATATTGCCAAATTTATTTCACTTTATTTTACCTTACCATATAGGCCGGCTAAAATAACCTTATATAATCTAGCCGTTGCATTGGCCTCCGATTGTGTATTAAAAGCGGCTGGTAGGCCATGTCCTTTTAAATAGAGGTCTCTGCTACTATTAGTGAACCCCAATTTGCTAAGCTCTTTGATTAGCTTAGGATATTCACTCACTAGTCGTTTATAGTTCCAACTCCAATATGATGTTACATTGGGTGCTATTGTTACCTGATACTTACCATCAGGTCTTAGATATTCGTTTACTTTTAAAGTATTCATTTGATTTTATTTTAAAGTTTAAATTTTATATTACCACGATGAGCTATAATAGTACTCACCATTCTCGTCAGCCAGAGCCTCATTCAGTATTTGGATAGTGTTATCAATACCATCGTAATACCATTCATCGTATTCGGTCCCACCAAAAAAGAACCCACTAGCCGTAGGTAGTATTGCCTCAGCTGCTGCCGGCTGATTTTTTACAGCCTTACATAGAGCAAGTAACTCTTTGAGCTTCTCTCGTTCTACATAGTACTCACCACAGTCATCAATACCATTTTGTACATTCTCAACGAACCAACGGTGAATGTTATTTTGTTTACGCCAATACCCAGCATCCTCAATAACGTATTTTACCTTACGTCCATCGATACTTGCCGGCTTACCAGCTTTCGTAACAGTCACTTCGTAATTGTTATCGCCGTTATGCTCCCAATATTGAACATACGTTTTTTTGTTTAGATACATGTCTAATCCCATAGTAGTAGTTTTATAGTTTAAGTTTAATTATTTAGAATTCAAATAAGATTTGATAATCGATGGAGTCGTGTCACCCATACGGTCCGCCAACTCAACGCCGGCAAGTGCATCTTTGTGTGCACTAGCTACTCCTTTAACGTGCTGATAGCCAGATACTTTCAAAGCCTTAGCTTGTACCTTGCCGGTCTCACACCTTTCGATAAATTTAGTTACACTAGCCTCGTCCACAAACACACGCGGTTTGTCGATGTTCTTACCCGTCACTTCATATATCTCATATAGGGAGCGGACACCTTCAAGGGTTAAATACTTATTACGTTGGATTACGTTGTAACCACGTTTGAACCCTTTTAATTTTTTAGCAGATTTTGATACTTTACTCATAGTTTAAATTTTAGTGTTTATTAATATATCTCTCTCTTTACTTCATAAAGATACGCAATTTTTCTCACATTGCCAAACTTTTTATCAATTATTTTTGAAAAAAGTCGTAACTCATTGATACTCAGTTAGTTAGTTATGTAACAATTTTATTACATATAACTCATTGATTACCAAGTGGTGTCAATGTAGGTAGGGGACCCATCCCATAACTTACCATTAAGATACCATTCGCCTTTCTTTTGATTGATTCTGACGAACTGAAAACCATTCAGTCGTTCTTTTGTAGTATTACTATCCCAGCCGGCGTTACTAATCCACGTACGTCCGTCCTCATATCGGGCAGCAATCTTATTACCAAATAGTTTTAGGTAGTATATAGTACCCTCACGTACTACTTCGGTATTAGATTTCTTAAAAGGGATTCCTAATTCGAATGCGCTGATTGCTTCGGTTGTTATTTTTCTACTCATGTTAGTGTGTTGAATTTAGTTTATAATTGTATTTCTTTAGATATTCCGTTTCGATTTGATGTGCCAGAGCTTTACCTCTTACAACCTCAACAACTGAAACTTCATATACATCTGGTCCGTATTTTCGCATATCATTGTAAAGGGACCAATCTTTATTTTCTTTACGTGCTCTACTGCAGTGCTTTTGAAATCTTAGCTTAGCAGAATAGTTGAAAGCTCTCCCAATTGCGGCAGTAACGCCAATATACGATTTATTGTTTTCAGTATTAAGTATTTCATAAATGACGTGGTTTCTATCTGTTCGTTTTTTTCTCAATTACTTAGATTTGATTTGTTGAATAATAGTTTTGATTAACACGTATCCGAATAACGATACAACCGAAACGATAATAAATTCTCCTAATGTGATAAACTGACCCATAATGTTATAATTTTAATTTTAGTTAATAGTGATTAGATAATGATTAGAAACGGCCAACAACAAGTTGGGCCTGTTTCTTTGTGAAGTTTAAGGCCTTTTGTAGGTCCTTAACTAAAAGGGCTTCCTTAACATATAAACCATTACGGACCTCATACTGGGCACATAATTGTTTAATGGTAGCGGACTCAGCTCTCATACCTTTTAAGAACCCACAAATTTCTTTGTAAGCTTTCTTAGTACGATACGGTAGGTAGTGTGTACGACCTAAAAAGTCTTCGAACACTACAGTCGGCGTTCCGGCTTTATATACTCGCGGTTTGTTTGCCGGAATATTAATAATATCAGCCGTAGCTTCTAAACTAACTGATGAATAACGTGGGGTAAATTCTTTTGTGTAACTCATAATGATTTTTTTTAATGTGATATAACTAATTTTTCTCTCTCTTTACTTCATAAAGATACGAAATTCCCCGGACATATACAAGCCTTTTGCCATTTATTTTTGGTTTTTATGAAAGATTTTTTGCTGAGTATCAACACGTTACATATCTGCATTTTCCTAATATTCTAACGTGTTGATTATCAGTGCCTCCACAACTCATTGAATATCATAGCTTAATGTATACTTTAATTAAATATGCGTAACGTGTTGATATTCAGGGGATTATATATGTTTAGTTAAAGTTATAATTCACTTCACCAAAAAGGGCATAACTCGTTGGATATCAGTTAGTTATGCTTAACTCTCTGATAATCAATTAGTTACGCATTTTGAATTAAAGTATTGGTTTTTTTAAATTTGTTTAGTCCGCAGGACTGTGAAAGTTAATCAGGCGGCAATTGCGCCGGCTGGATGCGCTGTTACATATTGTTACATACTTTTTGAAAATGATTCGGATTGTTACATATTGTGATTCGAGTTCACAAATGTAAATAATATATGAAATGTGAACCGCCTGTTTACAATTGTAATTTTTTTTTTCGGGACGAGGCCAATGGGTGGGATATAACTTAATTCACTGATATACTTATATAGTGTTTTATGTTTATTGTAGTGTGTAAGTATGTTAATGTTTAAATTGACATAGTTATAACTTTTACCACTCTTTAACACATTTTACCACTTATACCCACCTGATATAATGAATTTACTTATTTTGATACATAATGCGTTTACACACACTCCTGCTATATCGTATATTCGGTTATGAAATACGAATCCAATAAATGAGCTTGATTTATTTTACTTAGTTGTAAAGAAAAGATACCAACCAGTCAATAGAAATTTATAACCAAAGTAAAGTATCACTCCCATAAAGCCAACCATTACTGCCTTAGCAAGTACGATACCGATTTTACCGGCTAATTCCATATAACGTTTCATAATCCATTTTTTAATATTCATAAAGATTTCCTTTGTTTATTTATATATAAAGATTTTAGGTTTTATCACTCCCGATTTCTATTTCGCCGATGGATTAATATCATTGTATACATTAGGGTTACCATTAATACTATCATAGCTTAGAATTTACCCCATTGTGATTTATCCTTATTCTCTTCAGCTATCTTAATGCCTAACCATAACTCCCTAAGTATTTTAACTAATTCACCTAAAGGATTGTTTCCTATTTTCTTATTCATACCCTCTTATTTATTAATTCCCTTATAAGTATATCCCAGTCCTTATAACTATCCCATACTATCCTTTCGTATTCTTTTAGTACGGATTCTCTTTGCCCATTCGTTAGGGTTATATTCAGTTCCCTTTCTATTCCCTTAATATCTTCTGGGTTTACATTATCTTTATACATACTGGCATACTTATTATTCCTTGCTGAATTTATTTTATCTTATATTTCCGATTTGCTTTCGGTTTTCGTTTCGATTACTAAGTAGGGATATCGTTCATCCCCTTTTGTTATAAAACGAAGTTCACCCGATTCGACTAATTCATTTGCTATTTCAATTCCCTTCGTCTCCGCAATCAATTGTATTGTTTCACCTAAATATATCTGCTTCATACTATCCCAATTTTACTATTTCAATTACAAACCACAATACTAACATACCGCCGATTATGATTCCCAATGTGCCTATAAGTAATTCCAATGTTTTATTCTCTCTCACTATTATCGATTTTTATGTTTCTTAATCTAAATACTCAATTGATTCCGTTACTATCGTTGCAATACAATAAAATAGGATTGCCGGAAATGGTGTGAAGATACCTGCTAAAAATAATATCCTCCAAATACTAATATCGGTATTTGTATATCGTGCTAATCCACTACATACACCCCATATCTTTTTATCACTCTCACTTCTATAAAACTTTTTCATTCTCTATTATTTATTACTATGTTTACGAATCCATTTATACATAAAATCGATATCCCTATCCACACTTGCCGACGTGTTATTTGTATTCGGACTCTCCAAGCTAATCGGACTACTATCAATAAAATTTTCCTTAATCGACTCACCCCCAGCCCCCGCCCCTTTCGGTTCGTTACTCTTATCTATGCTTTGTATGTATGTAGTTCCGTCCTCTAAGGGAAACCTTTTATTTAATTGCTCTTCTCTGTTCATAGTTATTTTTATAAAACCAATATAAGTGCATTAAGATTACCGATGTGTTAATTACTAATATAGGATAGTCCATTTTCAATAGAGCATATACTATCCATACTACTGATGCTATCGAATTTATTAATCTTAGCTTCCACATATCCTTTACAGCAAATGATACCAATGTACCTGCTGTTGCTATCCATCCAATTGCTTCAATCATATTATTTATTTCGATTCTTATATTCTTTTACTATTTCTATTATTGTATATAGTGCCAATCCTGTTGATACTATTACTGCTATTGTTGATATTATTTTCATATTACAATATACGATTTTTATTTGAATTTACCAAATTATTTAATCAATCATTTCACTTGGCATTGTCCACATATTAATTGGTGTCCTATCGCCCATATATGCTCTTAGGATATTAAATTCAACCCATTCAGCAGCAGTTTCCCAATCCCACTTATTATCACGCATTAAAATAATTTCCATTTGGTGAATATCATATACAGGTATACCCTCTTCTGTTATACCAATGATTGCTTCATCTAATCCATCCCAAAGTATTGCCTGCGGGTCGATATCTAATATCCGTTTACGTTTATTTTCCATAATTAATTTATTCCTATTCTACATTCGATACCATCTTCGCTTTCAAATACCCATTCGGTATAATTAAATCCACCTATATCGCCCGTGATTTGTTTTACAAATCTAAATCTTCTAAATCCGTTTGTATTATAATTGTAAATAAAGAATTCACCTTTCATTGTAGGGAACGATTCAGGATGAAAACTACCATCTGGCATATATGCTACCAAATTATACGCATCAGCGTAAAATGTATTAATATCTTTATTCCATTTAAATTGTTGTATATCGTATTCTATATTTTTCATATCATTGGGTTTATTAATGGTTTGTTATTCATTATCAATTGCTCCATTACTGATATCAATTTCATTGGGCTATCTATTGATTCCTTTTGAATTAATACACTATCTTTTTGTGGATATGTTAATGCTAAAGTGAAATAATTACTACCAACACTTTTATCAGGAGTTCTATGCAAATCAAATACATAATCCTGCCTATCCACTACTCCTTTGAATTCATATACATTTCCGAATACTCCAATTTCCTCAGCTGAAAATAGTTTTATCATTGATTTATTTTTAACTGATAATGTTAGTATCTTATTAAGATTTTTAATTGTGATTCTATTATCTGTCAAATCTAATGTTTCTAAAAGAGTTTTTCCTTCAGATGCCATTTTGGCTATTTCGGCTATTAAAGATTGATATGCTATCGCAGTATTACTATGCGGGTCTTTTGCTAACATATCTTTAAAATATTTATCCAACTCGTCTTTTGTTTCCATTTTTCTTTTTTCGTTTGTTAGGTATTGTTATTGTTATGCCTATTCCACTTTCACTAGCCCAAACTAAATCATAGGACGTATACCCATATAATTCAATTTTGCCTTTCTTTATTAATCCCTTTTGATAATATATCATATGAGATGTTGTATCGGTAACTTGCCCATATACCGAAACTGGCAATAATAAAATTAATAACCATTTCATTTTTAAAAAGGATTTGATGTAGTCAATCTCATAGCCAATACCTTATCAATCATTTCCTCAAATGTTTGTCTGAAAATTGAAATAGATGCCATACAAACTTTATCTATTGTATGTATTGTAGAACGATTATCGCAATCTCTCAAAATAATACTAAAATCACCATCATTTTTCCATTTATGTGCGGGCGTTAATACATTCAATTCCCACTTTGGATTTTGAGGCAAACTTATGTTTATAATATCTGCCATATACATTGTTTCGCCGGCATTGTGTATTGGATTAACGATACACATTCCTTTATAGGTAAATCCACTAATTTTTTCCCAACCTTTAATTTTCATATTCAAAATTATTTATGGTCATCGAAAAAAACATGCTTTTTACGAGCCAGCTCTTCTTCGATTATACGTTTCTTATTAGTTAATTGATTGATTTTAAATGCACGTCCCATTTTACCAATCCAATTTTGCGCTTTAAACTCAGTCCACTTTTTTAGTTCTGCGTTTGTTTGTTTTAATTCCTTTTTTAATGCCATTGTCATATCCTTGTTGTATTGTGAAATAATAATTCCATTTTAACCAGCTAATTGCTATTCCAAATGCCGGTGTTAATACTCCTGATTCTAAAAAATAATATTTACTATACCATACTTTTAAAAATGGTAATATGTTTATTACCTGTTTGTTTTTGTTCAAAGTGTTATTTTCTATAAACCATTTTCCCATAATCCTGAATTTTGTTTTGTTTTTAAAATTGTTTCGTCTTGTGCTTTTACTTTAGCTCCATACATCATACGAATAATCATACCCAATTCCTCATCGGTTGTATTATCATCCATTATAATTTCTTTACGGATGCTTAGAGTTTCTTTTGCTTCCTCAGCCCATCCTATTATTTGTTTAGCGAATCCTTTATCCATAATTTATTTATATATCGGTTGGTAATATTGTTGTTTTATGCCCTTCATCTCCAAAGATACGAAAACTTTTTACAATTCCCAAATCTGTTATTGTTACTGCTTCTATTTCAATACCCCACCTAACTACATACTCTTTAACTTCATTTGTTATTTGTGAATTTACATCCACTAATCCAGGCCAAGTTGTCATTTCGACTACATCCCTAATTATACCCTGCGTTGTATCTATTAACACATCGTTAGCGTGCATTACACTTAATAAATAAGTTTGTATATTACTTACTCTATATCTGATAATTGCTTTTAATACAATACTTTCCTCGTCTAATGTTGTCAAAGTTTGTGATGGCAAATTAACCGATTGAGTAATAACAGGACATTCTATTATAGAATCAAAGAATGGTATTTTAAAATGGATACCACCTGATAAGTTTCTAATCCATTTTCCGTATCGTAATTGTACTGCTGCATTCCATTGCTCTATAATAACAAATGGCAACATATCCCTACCAAACCTAACTAATAAATCCACTAACTTATCTAACATATTTTATTTTTTATCTATTAATCTACCATACCCACGTATAGCTGCTTTATATTTTGGCTCTTCTAAACTACTAATTTTTACACCTTCATATCTATTTGCTGCGTGTATAAAATAAGTGTTTCCAATATACGTTCCAGTGTGCCATCCGCTGGGTGATGCTTTACTTCTGAAAAATATCAAATCCCCTACCATCAAACTATCTTTTTTTAAACGTTGGGTTTGCTCCCATTGTTTATATGCCACATCACCTAATACTTTATTGTAAACATCTTTATATAAACGTTTATTAAATTGTGAACAATCAATTCCTCGTTCACTATTTCCGCCTAACTTATATGGTTTACCTATCCAATGCAACATAAACTTATTTAGTATAGAATCGGGTGTTAAAATTTCATCACTTATTGCCGGCAGTTTGAAATCAGTATATGGGTTTTTAGTTTGAGAATATCCTAAAATTGGTAGTAATACTACTAATATTAAAATAAATTTAAACTTTTTACTATTTAATTTTTTCACTTACTACCCCCCATACCAGATGCATTTACCATTGTGTATACAAATCTAGCTTCCTCTAATCTTTTTATAAATTCTTTATTCTCTAATTTATGTGCATCCCACAAAGAAGATACTCTTAATTCCCTAGCCCATTGATTGAACCCATTGTCTGTATTACCTATTCTCTTAGCCATAATGATTAATTAGTTATTAATATTTTTAATTTTTTCATACCCAAATATACGAAAAATATTCGATATTACCAAATAAAAAAGGGATAATCTTTACAGAATATCCCTTTTTGTATTAATATATTAAAAATCTATTTAAATTAATTCAGGTTTAATATATAATTTTTTATATAAAAATTCACTAAATTGATTGTGTCCATTAAAACTGAAATGGTAATCTTTTATCTTGTCGTTTGTATGCTGTGCTATTGTTTCGAATTTGCCGCCTATAACACCCAATACATCCCATATTAATATTTTATGTATTTTATTCTTTAATATTGTTTCAATAAATTCAAATCGTTTATCTTGTCTTTCCTTAAATAATTTATGGTCAGAAAACAATACAGCATAATTCAATATTGTTTCAATTTCCAATTTTTCTTTATTGTATTTATTTATTTTTAAATCATTAGAAAGTGTATGAAGTCCTTCACCATATTGTGTATGAAATTCACTACTATTTAATTTAGGAACATCAAATCTTTGATAAAATGTTTTTTCAATTATTACTACATCAGTTGGTTCTATCATGTTAAAATTATCAATAATAGAATCTAAAATATAATCATTACTTGCTCCGTTTTTTCCTATATTTTTTACCTCATATCCAATTGCTTTACCCAATATATTTGGCCATATATCACTATCTGATTTTTTATATTCGTTATAATATTTACAATCTCCATCTCTAATGGGTATATTTTCAACACATCCAGCTCCCGCAGTAAATGAATCTCCAAATGTCCAAAGAGTTCCCATATTAAATTAACTAATTTTTATGATTTTTTTCTATAATTTCCCTTTTTTTGTTGCTCTTTGATTGTTTGCTTTGCCATTCTTTTACGGTTGGCATCTTTTTTTTCTCTTTTATTCATGTTGTTTGTTTTTAACTAAATAGTTAATATATAAAATTATTTCAATAATTCCAAATGTAAAAAATACAAATGATATCCACATTGTATTCACTTCAAATTTTTCTGAACACATCCACATCGTATTGGCTATTAGCCACCACAATATCATTTTATTCTCACGATGAGATTTGCCAGCGGTCATCATACACATCCATAATGATATCAATATAGCAGGGATTGCTAATATTAAACTCAATATTGGTAAATTACACATCCACATAAAATCTTTGAGTAACCATAGTGGATAATGCAAATCAGATATTAATTTTTGCTTGTTAGTCATACTAATAAGTATAATTAATCTTCGGTTATCACCTCTGCTTCAGCTATTTGTTCACAATATAATAGTAATCCATCTTTTCTTAGTACTATATCACAATCCAATAATCCACGAAGTTCCTGTATTTTATCTGGCTTTATCTTTTGCTCAGCGTATATTTCAACAATCAAATATAATTTATCATTATGCCTTATAAATTCTTTACGTTTCATTTCCAAAATATTTGAACTCCCAATATACCCAAAGCCAATAATAAGCAAATGAATGTTTTTGTAGTAACTGGTTCTTTAAATAAAATAATACTCATTAAAGCAAATACAATTATTCCAATAGCAAATCCTATCAATCTGCTTGGCCATATTTCACCATTAAATTCATGTACGAATGCTTCTACTGATTTTATATATAACCAGCTGACTGGTATAGCTATACCCAATATGATAATCGGATACCGTTCATACCAATTATATTTTATATTTCCCTGCAATTGCAAAAAGGTGAGTAACTGTGCTATGAATCCATACACAAATCCCAAAAGTAACTTATTCATTTTTTTATTTTATTTAGTAATCGTCATCATCCATATCAAACGAATCACCTCTAGCATCATCTTCATAGATTTCATCTTCTATTAATGCCAATGACTCGTAGATATCATCTAACAACGGATGGTGAGTGCCATCTTTATCAATCTGTTTTAGATTGCTTTTTATTTCGTCTATTAATTTTAATATTTCCTGCTTCATTATCCTTTAAATTTTCTATAAGTATATATAAATTTCGAATTTTGGCACATTGTTCATATTCTTCTATTGAAAGAAAATATTCCATTGCCTTATCTAAGGTTAATTTAACATTATCTTGCTTAATTATAAACACTATGTTATCAGCTAAATTAGATACTAATATAGCTTGAACCAATTCTAATTTTTCAGTAATTAGCTTTTCCGAATATCTAACTAATTCCGAATATATAACATAACGATTATCTTTTAGCCAATTGCTTAAAGATTGATTTCCCAAATCAATGTGTAAAATTATTGGTTGCATTTATTTAAACGTTTCGTAAGCCAGATATATACTCCAAAGAATAAACCCGCTATACAATACAAAACGAAGTTCGCTTTCCATAAACTTCCTGTCAGTAGCAGTAGGGAATATTGTACGGCATCGAATCCAAAGGGATTGAAGAATAGTGCCAGCATTAATGCTATATCTTTGTATAACATCAATCTGTTTTCTTTGCTTTTCAGCTTGTTGATTGTTTTTACTATCACCCTCGTCCATTAAATATTAAATTTCGTTTATAATATGTAACTACTTATACGCTCTGATAGATTCTATTTCAAATGTATCTTCATTAAAAGTTATTACGTCAATCACTTCAATATTAATACCATACTTCGGTAATATAATATTTAAAGTATTTATGGTTTTGTTTTCATTCTGCACCATATCTAATATATATAATTCAAATTGTTCTTTAAACAAATTTGCGTTAATATCCAATACATTATTTTTGCCGGTAACATCAACTTCCCAATCCTTTAAATGAATATTCTTTGAGTATAATTCACTTAAAGATTTAATATCTTTATTAGCGAATGCTTCAAAATATTCATTTGTTAAAATTCCATAATTTTTTTTACTCATATTATTGTTTTATAAATTTACTTCCGTTCCACTCCCATCTAATATTATCTTTTTTCTCACCAGAAAATATATCTAATAAACCATTCTTATTGATATCTTGTACACGGATGTGATAAAAGCGGCCGGCTGTATTATTATCAATATATTGACTTGTTTTATCTAAAAATGTTTTTCCCTTATCAATAGATTTGAATAAGGAAATAAAATAAATAGGTGGGCCACTACCCAATGGGTTATTATAAATTCCACTTACTATAATTTCTTTAATACCATCTACATCTAAATCAGTAAAATCTAAATTCATCAAATACCATTCTGCCGATATACTAATAGAACTTGAATTAGTTAAAGTAAATCCTTTACCATTACCCCATAATACCCTAAAATCATTGATTCTATTTACTCCATTTGGATGAAAATTGATTACTAAATCTAAGAATCCATCAACATTTATATCAATTAGTTCTGATGCATCTGCAACTGGAATATCTCCTATTCCATTAAAATCAATTGTGAAGTTTGCTTTCCCATCATTCCACATAATTCTACTTTTCACTCCATTGGCTTGATTGTGAAAATTAAATGTAATTATATCTAAATCTCCATCATTATCTATATCTCCTGAACATCCGGTATACCAATATCCTTCATCAGAAAATTCTTTTACAAAAGTAAATCCATTTTTTGAATTTAAAATAAGATGGTTGTTATCATTTAAGAATGGAAATGCGCCAAAGGGAGGGTCTACCGCAACATTCGAAAAAATATCGGGAAGGGAGTCGTTATTAAAATCACCTACTAATATTTTTGTACCATGTGGATTTTTTATGTTAGGGCCTGTATAATTTGTTTGGTTTAATATAGTTCCATTATTTATAAAAATAGAAGGGGGTGGATTTGGAGTTGGACTAATTTTTAAATCATATGATTCAAAGTAAAATAAATCTTCTAGTCCATCACCATTGATATCTAATTGTGTAGATTGTTCATCAATTAATGGATTATTAC